GTACAAGGTGCTATGGCTTTGTTTGGTGCTGAAAGTGAAAATGTACAAAAGACTTTATTAAAGGTACAATCTGCTATGGCTTTGTCGGAAGGATTACAATCAATAGGTGAAAGCGTAGATAGTTTTAAGCAATTAGGTGCAGTAATTAAAAGTACATCTTTATATCAAGCTGCATATAATTTTATAATGAGTGATACTATTGTTGCAACAGAAGCGGCAACAGTTAGTACAGTTGAACAAACAATAGCATTAGAGGCAGAGGCAGTAGCTACAACAACAGTAGCAACTGCAACAACAGGAGCAACAATAGCATTAAGATTATTTAAAGCAGCATTAGTAGCAACAGGAGTAGGTGCTTTAATTGTAGGGGTTGGTTATTTGATTAGTAAAATAATTGAATGGACAGATACAACTAAATCTGCAACAGAAGCACAAGATGCGTTAAATAAATCATTAGCAACACAAGATGAATATCTTAATCTTGAAATAAAAACAATAGAAAGAAATAATAAATATAGATTAGCTAAATTAAAAGAGCAAGGAGGAACAGAAGCACAAATAGCAAAACTTAATAATGAAGGTCAAAAAAAGATATTAGAAGCTTACGAAGAAGATTATACAACAAGATTTGAAAAGTACAAAAAGAATTTAACACGTATTGCATTAATAGAAGATAAAGAGCAAAAGAAAAATGCAGAAAAAGCATCTGATGATTTAAGAAAACAACTTATATCTGATGACCAAAGATTAAGAGATTTAAGAGTTCAAATTCGTGTAGATAATTTAAACGAAAAGAAAAGACAAAACGATGAGGATTTACAAAAACAAATAGAAAGAATTGAATCTCAAATAAAAGTTGTTTATGATGGTGAAATAAAAAGATATGAAGTATTAAAAAAGATTAGAGAAAAGTTAGGTAAGCAAGAATATATAGATAATAAAAAATTAAAAGAAGGGCAAAAGGAACAACAAAAAGAAGATGAAAAAAATGAACAAGACCAAATAGAAGAAAATCAAAAAAGTTCATTAGGTAAGTTTTTAATAGCTAAAACTAAATCAATACAAAAAGGGTATGAATTAGACAAAGCTAATGCTGATGCTGCAAAAATATTAGAGGATGAAAAGGTTAAATATAAAGAAGATTCAGCTAATGCTATTGCAGATATTACTGCAGGTTTATCTAGTATTATAGGTAAAGAAACTGCAGTAGGTAAAGCCATAGCTATTTCTTCTGCTACAATTGATACATACTTAAGTGCATCAACAATATTCAAACAAGCAGCTAAAAACCCTATATCTATTGCAAATCCTGCATATCCTTATTTAATGGCAGCACCTGCAGTATTAGCAGGTATAGCTAGGGTAAAACAAATATCATCAGTAAATGTTCCTAAAGGTGGTGGAGCAGGTGGTGGTATACCTTCAATGTCAGGACAAGCACCTATGATGCCACAAGCACCACAAGCACAGGTAACTCAATTAAATCAGCAGTCAATAAACGATATAGGTAATCAAGCAGTAAGAGCCTATGTGATTGAGAGTGATGTGACTAGCAATCAACAAAGAATAGCTGCAATAAGACAGAGAGCAAGATTTAGTTAATATTTTAAAATTAGATATTTATGAGTATGGAATTACCATTATATATGTTGGAAATATCAGATGACTTAAACGATGATGCTGAAGTTCAGTTTGTCGCTTTAGTTGATAGACCTGCTATTCAAAAGAATTGGAATGCTTTTAAAAATGAACAAAAGTTTCAAATCATTAGTGAAGATAAGCACATCATTAGCGGTTGTGCTATGTTGGCTGACACTCCTATTTTTAGAAGTGATGCTAATTTCGGTGATTATTATGTGGCATTCTCAAAGGATACTATTGTTAAGATTGTACAGAAGTACTTTAAAAAGGGTTACCAAAACAATGTAAACTTAATGCACGACCCTAACCAAATTGAAACAGGGGTTACAATGTTTGAAAGTTTTATTAGTGATAAGTCTAGGGGTATTCAACCAATGAAAGGATTTGAAGATGCACCTGATGGAAGTTGGTTTGTATCTATGCTAGTAGAAAATGATGCAGTATGGCAGCAAGTTAAGGAAGGTAAGATTAATGGATTCTCTATTGAAGGTATATTTAACTATACTCCAAAGATACCTAAAGAACAACAGGTAATGAGTGAGATATATAAAATATTAAATGAAGTAGAATTAGGTGGACCGGGAAGTGGTAGGAGACCTGAAGGTGGAGGTGATAAAGAATCAACAGGTGGTGGTAAAGTAAATGGAATGACCCCTGCAGAAATAGCAGCTAAATATAAAAAAGATGCTCAAGCAAGTGTAGATAAATTATTATCTAGACCAAGTATGGATACTTTAAAATTATATTCAGATAAGGCAGGTAACTTTAATGAAGAACGAGTAGCATTCCAAAAGCAAATAGTTGACAAGGAAATATCAAAAGGTTCTACTAATTTAGGAACTACTTTTTTTTTAGGTGGAGCACCTGCAACCGGAAAAAGTTCTTTAGAGACATCAGGTCAAGTTGTATATCCCGATGGCATTCTTAAAATTGACCCCGATGGAATTAAAAAAGAATTACCTGAATATAATAAAATGCTTGAAACTAAAAACTTTAAAGCAGCATCTAAAGTACACGAAGAAAGTTCTAAACTTTCAAAGGATATAATTAAAAATGCAGTAAGCAAAAAATATGATGCAGTAGTTGATGCAGTAGGTGATGGAAGCTATCAAAGTGTAGTTGATAAGGTTCAAATGCAAAGAGATGCAGGTAAGAATGTAATTGCTCATTATGTCACTACTGATGTAAAAACATCTTTAGATAGAGCAAAACAAAGAGCAATTGATTCGGGTAGATATGTACCCCCTAAATACATCAAAGAGATGCACAAAGAAATTTCTACTATATTCCCAAAATTAGCTAAAAATAATGTATTTAATGAATTACATTTATATGATAATAATGGAACAACTCCAAAATTAATATATAGTAAGGCTAACGGTAAAGAGACTATTTATGATAAAAATTCTTATAAGAAGTTTTTAGATAAATCTAAAGGTTAGATGGAATGTAAGGAGTAAATCCTTCCTTTTCCATTTGCTCTAATTCAAGTACTAATTCTTTTTCGCTTTCATTAGCAGGGGGTCTGCCATTGATTAACTCCATTAGAATTCTTTCTTTTTCTTCAATGTCAACAGGCTTGTTGTCTATTATTATTTCCATATATGTAATTTAAGGTATTTATTATAAATAGCAAAATTTAGTTTATTAAGCATACCAACTAGAATAAACTCCTTTTTCTTCTTTGCTTTCAATGAAATTGCAGAAACATCCATGCCTTGCTGATATGTTATAACTTATGTTTCCATTATAATTAACTGAAGTTACAATCTTTTTAAGAATCGGTTCACCTACAAAATAGTCTTTAACAGGCTTAACATTTGCACACATAAAACCTTCAGAACCTTTAACATAACTACTAGCAATTGCTCTCAAAATTACGGATTTTGCTTTAACTTCTACAATTTGATAGAAGTCAATATTAGTTTGGTCATATCCCCAAGAATTGTAAATAATTGAACCTTCTACATAATTGTGGTTCATATTCTTTTGTGCTTCCTTCTTAATAGCCTTTCTTTCATTTTCACTATTAATATTCTTTTCAACTCTTTCAATCCATTCAGAACAATATTCAGCCATTCTTTCAGGACTTTTGAACCTGTAATTAAATAATGCTTTAGGGAATCTAGCTTTAGTTTTAGCTTTCATACACAGGGCAATGTTTAATTCTTCTTTAACGGTTAGTACATAACCTAGACTTTCATACTTTTCAATTAAATTTTTCATAGTTTTTAGTTTTTATAATTTAGATAATTTGTTTATATAATTCAGAACTTTTCATTTTTGATTCAAGATAGAACCATTTTAATTTGTTCATTAAAACTTCATTAAAATGAGATTCACTTTCAAAGCAATTGGAAACAACTGCAACTCCTTCATTAATTCCTTCAGTAACATTTTCAAACTCAAGAAAATTTCCATACTGATTTGGCATTTTTGAATACTCACTAAATAATTGTTGAAATGGTTCGGCATTGTGACCGATGTAACCTAGATTGTAAAAACGAACTCTTTTCATAATTGTTATTTTATTTGATTAATAATTGGATTATAACTGAAGCAATAGCTGAAATAATTAAAGTAAGGAATAACTTAACTTCAATTGGAGCAGGGAGTGTTTTGTGTTTCATAGTGTTTGTTTTTGGTGTCTCTCAATGACATAGTAAAAGTACACAGGTTTTAAACACATTCCAAACATTTGCCCCACTTTTTTTGATTAATTTGATGAACGGTAAATATTAGGGATGAACGGTTAAGTGATAAACTATATGCTTTATTAACATTTAAAGAAAAATAAAGATGAACCCAAAAGAAGCATTACAACAAATAAGAGCCTTATTTGAAGATATGCCACAAGTTGTTGAGCCACAAGCACCTGTTACTGAAGAAGTAACAAAAGTAGAAATGGCTGAATATTCTTTGGCTGATGGCACAAAGGTTATGATTTCCGCATTGGAAGTCGGTGGTAAAGTAGAGATGGCTGATGGTACTCCTGCTCCAATGGGAGAATATCAATTAATGGATATGACTTCTATCCAAGTTGATGAAACAGGAACAATCATTGAAATAGCATCACCTAAAGAAGATGTTATTGTTGAACAACCTGTTGCACCTGCTGCACCTGTTGCACCTGCACAAGATACTACTGCAATGGTAGCTGAATTAAAAGCAGATTTCGCAGAGCAAAAAAGTCAATTAGAAACAAAAATTGCTGAATTAGAGAATAAAGTAAAACAAGGGTTTGCACAAGTAGCTGAATTAGTAGAAGCACTTTCAAACACTCCAACTGCTGAACCAACTCAAAAAGCAGCAAACGCTTTTCAATCGTATGTATCTACAAATGATACTAAATATGAAAGATTAGAGAAATATAGAAACGCAATTTTAAACAAATAAATTTATAAAAAATGTCATTTTCAATTAGTACATTAAGCAACTATACAAAAGAAAACGAAGCACAATTAGTGACTTCATCTGTATTAGGTGCAAAAACTGCTGCCCTTATTAAAAGTGCAGGTAATGTTATGGTCGGTGTTAAATCAGCAGAGACTATCAATATTATGGATACAGATGCTTTCTTTCAAGCAGGTGGTACTTGCGGATGGAACGCATCAGGTACAACTTCTTTCACTCAAAGAACTGTAACTGTAGGTAAAATCAAAGTACAAGAAGCATTATGCCCTAAATCATTAGAAGCTAAATACTTACAAAAGGCTTTACCAACAGGTAGCCAATATGATTCAATTCCTTTTGAGCAAGACTATTCTGATAGAAAAGCTAAAACAATTGCTTCTCAATTAGAGACTGCTTTATGGCAAGGTGATACTGCTTCTGCTAATGGTAACTTGAATAAGTTTGATGGTTTTATCAAATTAATCGGTGCTGCAAGTGGTGTAGTTGATGCGAATGTATCAGGATATATTTCAGGTGCTCCTTTGAGTTCTATCACTTCAGCTAATGTTATAGCTTTATTTGATGGTGTTTATAAAGCAATACCTGCTAAAGTAGTAGCTGCTGAAGATATGGTTATTGTTTGTGGTATGGATACTTTCAGAACTTACACAATTGCATTAAAGAACGCTAATATGTTCAATTATGCTTTTGATGGTAAAGCAGATGCTGAATTTACACTTCCGGGCACTTCTATTAAAGTAGTAGCTTTACAAGGTTTAAACTCTACAAATGATGTTTACGCAATGCGTTTAAGCAACTTGTTCTTGGGTACAGATTTATTGAACGAAGAAGAAAAGTTTGAAATTTTCTTCGCAAAAGAGGCTGATGAAGTTCGTTTTGCAGCAGAGTTCAAAATGGGTGTGAATGTAGCTTTCCCTGATGAAATCGTTAAAGTAGCAATTTAATTATAAGGGGGGTGAAATATCCCCCCATTTTTTAATAAGATAAAATAAACAAAAATGGCGTGTGCATTAACACAGGGATATACCCTAGATTGTCGTGATTCTTTAGGCGGAATTACGGAGGTTTATTTTATTGCAAGTTCAGATGTATCTTCTACTACTGAAGTAAGTGGTGTAATAACTGCACTAACTAAAGCATCAGGTAAGAGATTTTATAAATATGAGTTAACCAAAGGAACTTCAATGCTTACAGAGAATGTAGCATCTAATGTTCAAAATGGTACTTTATATTTTACCCCTGAATTGACAATAATTTTAAATAAGTTACAAGCAAATACAAGAAATGAAATCTTGTTATTGGCACAAAATAGACTTGTCGCAGTTGCTAAAGACAACAATGGTAAGTTTTGGTATGTAGGTAAAACAAGGGCAATAGATTTAACTGCAGGTAGTGCCGCAACAGGTACTGCTGAAGGAGATAGAAGCGGATATACTTTAACATTTACAGGTGCTGAACCTAGTTTATGTCCTGAAGTAAATAGTGCAGTTGCTGCTGCTCTTACAACTGCAGGTTAGGTTTGTAGTTTTTCATAGTTAGTTCCCCTGCCTAGTTCTCTAGGTGGGGGTTTTTTATTATATGTTATTTGATATAAATATTCGTATTTATTCGTATTTATATGCAAAAGGATATGATTAAAACATCCATTATAATGTGTCTTAAATGACATTAATGATGGCAATATGAGTCATTAATTGCACTTTATGATGTGCATTTATCAATCATTCTTGAGCCGATTATCAATCATTTGCGACTCATTTGTAAAGTTATATATTTACTTTTTTATATAAATAGGTAACAATACTACCGAATTAACCCTAATTATGTAACAACATTTTACATATTGTGCCTTAACTATTTAACATTTGCAAACATTCATTATTTCCCTATATATTAGTAATGATACATTTGACAAAAGGCGAAACAAATACTATTGTGTTAACATTAACTGAAAAGCAGTTATTGACTAACCCAAACTATCTATTCGTGTTTACTAATAGAAGTAGCAATGTAGTAGTAAGTTTTGTTAAATTAAACGCAACAGATACAAGTTTATATAAAGATAGATATAATGAATTTAGCATTGTAACCAATACTAATTTTAATACTGCTTTAGAAGGGCAATACACATACGAGATATATGAACAAGCAAGTACTTCAAACACAAATCCAAGTGGCTTAAATAAGCTAGAAACAGGGATTATGTGGCTTTCAGGTACTACTATATCATTTACAGAATATACAACAACAGACACTTATACCATTAGACAATGATAGATTTAAGAGTATTAACATTCGCAGAAGCAAGGCAGCCTGAATTCAAAGAGAAGAAAGGTATTGATGGCGGATACATAAAATATGGGGAAAATAATGATTACCCTGAATATATAGTTGACTTATATAATAAGTCATCAAAGCATAGTGCCATCATTAAAAGCAAGGTTCATTACATTACAGGTAATGGTTGGTCAGGTGAAGCAGATGCTCAAGCGTTTATTGATAAAGCAAATAGAGTTGAATCTTTAAATGATTTAACTAGAAAGGTTTCTTTAGATGTTGAAATATTTGGTGGTGCTTATATGGAAGTTATTTGGGATTTGTCAGGTAATTTAGCAGAGATTTGGCATTGTGATTATGTTAAGATACGCACGAATAAAGATAATACGCAGTATTGGTATAAAGAAGATTGGAAGGATAACAAAGTAAAACCTGATGTTATTGCTGCTTTTAATCCTAAACAACCAATAGGTAAACAAATTCTGTACATAAAAGAGTACAGACCAAACATAGGTATTTATGGATTGCCTAGTTACTTTGCTGCTCTAAATTATATTGAATCAGATATTGAAGTTTCTAAACATATTTTAGGTAATGCTCAAACAGGGTTTTCTGCTAGTAAACTTATTACCTTACCAAATGGTGAGCCTAATGATGAAGAAAAAAGAAATGTAGATAATAGATTAAGAAAGACTTATAGCGGTGCAGATGGTAAGAAATATATGATTGCTTTTGTTAATGACATATCTAGGAAGCCTGTCGTAGATGATTTAGGTACAAGTGATTTAACTAAAGAAGATTTTGGCAGAGTAGATGCTTTGATACAAACTAATATATTTAGTGGGCATCAGGTTACTACTCCATCCATTATGGGTATTGCAGAAGCAGGTAAGTTGGGAAGCAGAACAGAGATGCGTGATGGTTACGAGATATTTAAAAACACTTATGTTAACGCTAAACAGATGCACCTAGAAAGTGTATTTAATATGTTGGCTAAATTAAAAGGTGTTACAAGTGAGATTAAAATTATACCTACTGAACCAATAGGAATTGAATTTAGTGAGGCTACAATAGTTCAAGTTGCTCCTAAAGAATGGGTATTAGAAAAGATAGGTATTGATATGACTAAATATGCACCTGTACAAGATGCAAGTGTACCTGCACAAACCTTATCTGTTAACGAACATATTAAAGGTTTAAAAGGTCGTGAGTGGCAAAATATGCAGCGTATAATTCGTGAGTACACTAAAGGTAAGATTAACAGAGAACAAGCAGGAGCAATGCTTAAAACAGGATATGCGTTAAGTGATGAAGAAGTTAATACTTGGCTAGGTTCGGAAGAACTAGATGCACAATTTGCTGAACAAGATTTTGGAGTATTCTTTGAGTTTGGTGAAACAAAAGAAAGTTATAACATTTGGAAGTCTAAAAAGCGTTTTAGTGATGAAGCAGACTTTTATATGTTTGCTGATGTTAATCAATTAGAATCAGACATATTAGACCAAATAGCTAAACAAAAGGATATTACACCTGAAGTATTAGCAGAGGTTTTAGATGAAAGTGTAGAAACTATTAATACAGTTATAAAGGATTTAGAAGACAGAAAGATATTAAAGACTACTGAAACTAAAATAGGTAAGGGAATAAATAGTAACATTATAATTTCAAGGGAGTTAACACAACCATTGAGCAAGGCAGTTGGTGAAACAAAGCCACAAACAACTGAAATTTTAGTTCGTTATTCTTATGATTGGATTGCAGGATTTAATAATAGTGATATAGGAACTAGCAGACCTTTTTGCAAGGCTTTACTAGGTGCAAACAAACTATATAGCAGAAGTGATATTGAGATGATGTCAGCTAGATTAGGGTATTCAGTTTGGGATAGGAGAGGCGGATGGTGGAATGATAACGGAACAATAAGTGAATCCTGTCGTCACGAGTGGAAAACAAATGTAGTAACAAGAAAAAAATAAGAAATGTCATTAAATACATTATTCATATCTGTACAAGGTATAAAAGATAGAACAGGATTACACGCTAATGTAGATGAGAAGTTAGTATTGCCTGAAATAAAGACTGCACAGGATATGTATATACTTCCTACTTTGGGTAGTACACTTTATAATAGATTACAAGCAGGAATAACTGCATCTAATTTAACCGCTAATGAAGTAATACTTTTAAATAATTACATAGCTGATTGCTTGATTTATTATGTTATGAGTGAGTTACCTATGGGATTATCATATCAATTTTATAACAAAGGTCTTTTAAGAAAGTCAGGGGATAACACAGAGAACCCATCAATGCAAGATATGATTGATGTAGCAAATAGATATAGAACACGAGCAGAATTTTACAAGCAAAGAGTAATTAAATATTTAAGACAAAATAATACTTTGTTTCCTGAATATTTAAACTTTACAAGTGGTATTGATACCATAATACCTGATTTAGAAGGATACACTACATCTTTATATTTAGAGGATGGTAGTTATTATGAGAATAAAAACTTATCACAAAAGTATCAAGGTAAAATAGGATGCTAATATGAGTAAAGAAGCTAACATTAAGAATCAAAATAAGCTAAAGGTTTATTTAGAAAAAACAAAAAAGAATGGCATTAACACTGAATCAAATAGTAAAACAAATAACAACATTCGGAAACAATCACGAGCAAATTAAGTTCGTATATTTCGGTGATGTTTGGGAACGATTAAGTAATGGTGAGGTAACTTACCCTGCTATGTTTTTTACTTTAACTGATGCACAAATATTAGCAAAGCAAATACAATACAATTTCTCTATCTATGTAATGGATAGAATGCTAATGGAAGAAACAAACGAAACAGAGGTTTTAAGTGATATGACTTTAGTAGGTCAGGATATGGTTGCTGAATTAAGAGACCCTATTTATAATTGGATAGCAAGTGATAATATGCCAATAACCTTTTATACAGAAAGCGACCCTGATTATTTAGCAGGTATTAAAATAGATTTTTCATTAACATTATCTTCATTAAACGACACTTGTCAAATACCTTAAAATGGAATCTAAAAAAATAAATCAGTTAGCTACAAATGTAGCACCCCTATCAACAGATTTAACTATTATAGGAGACCCATCAACAGGGGTATCAAAAAAAGTAACGCTATCACAGATAGCAGCTATATTCGCAGGTGCGGTTGACTTTTATGCTAATCTAGCTGCGTTCCCTGCAAGTGGTACATTAAACACAATTTATTGTGCAAAGGATACACAGAAACTTTATTTGTGGTCAGGTTCTGCTTATGTAGAAGTTTTCCCAAGTCAAGCAGTTTTAAATACCTATCAACTATTAAGTGCTAAAGGAGTAGCTAATGGCTATGCAAGTTTAGATTCAGCAGGTAAAGTTCCTATTGCTCAATTACCTTCATCAATAATGGAGTATAAGGGTTTATGGTCAGCAGCAACAAATACACCTACATTAGCGAATGGAACAGGAGACACAGGTGATGTTTATATTTGTAGTGCAGCAGGAAGTGTAAACTTTGGAGCAGGTGCAATAACTTTTGCAGTTGGTGATTATGTAATTTATAGCGGTTCAATTTGGCAGCGTTCAAGTGGTGCAGTAGGTACAGTTACAAGTGTTGGTTTATCAACTAATGGTAATTCAATTACAATCGGTTCTTCACCTGTAACAACAAGCGGTACGATTTCTTTTAATTTCAACGGAACTAATCTTCAATATGTAAACGGAGCAGGAAACTTGACGACCTTCCCTACATTAACAGGCTATGTTCCCTACACAGGTGCAACGCAAGATGTTGATTTAGGTGCGTTTAAATTGAATGCTCAATCTTTACATATTAAGGGAACGGCAGGGAATGGTCATTTAGGATTAAAGCATCAATCAGCAAGTGCAACCGCATCGGCTAATGAGGTGTCTTTATTTGCAGATACTCTTGGGGATTTAAGTTGGCTAAATGGTAACTTATATTTAAGCAAGTTTATTACATCAGGTAATACTGCTGCAAGGTCATATACATTCCCTAATGCAACAGGAACAGTTGTTTTAACAAGTGATTTATCTTCTTATGTTCCATACACAGGGGCAACGGCTAATGTTAATTTAGCAAATTATAGTTTGACTTCTAGTAGAATAAATATACCTAAAAACGGAGTATCAGCAGGTCTTTTAAATTTTACACCATCAACTCAAGGTGCTTTTTCAACTGAAACTAGCATCATTGCATTAGGAGATGCTTCATTAGGTTTTGGATTTAATCCTGCTGCTGGAACAAAAAGTTTTTTATTAACTGCTAATAATATTACAGTAGGTGCATTAAGAACATTTGATTTACCAAATGCTTCAGGTACTATAGCGTTGACAAGTGATATTCCTACAAACCCTGTTGGTGGAACAGGAACTGCTAACTACATATCTAAATTTACGGCAGCATCTACAATAGGAAATAGCAATATTTATGATAATGGAACTAATGTAGTATTTGGTGGTACAGGTGTTACAACTGCCAATCCTACTGTTGTAATGCAGAATAGACTAGGTACTGTTTTAAGTGTTGCAGGATTCAATTGGGCAGGAACTACAACTGATAATAATTCAGTAAATAGTTTAATGATTATTGGTGGATATTTAAATACATCTGCACAAACTGTTGCAACTGCTACAACTGCATCAGGGATGCAATTTTATAATGGTGGATTTTATTGGTATGGTAATTCAGGATTAACTATTGGAAGTGTATATACCAATACGCAAAATATGTTTTTGACTGTTGGTGGTAATTTAATAATTGGAAGCGGTGCAGATGCAGGCTACAAGCTAGATGTTAATGGTACAGGAAGGTTTAGTGGTGCATTGACAGGAACAAGTGCTACATTTACATCAGGAACAACAGGTCCAAGCACAGGTATAACAAGCATAGGAGATATAACGGCAGCACGAACATCTACTACCGGTGCAATATTTTTAGGTACTACCGGTTCAAAGTATCTTTATTATGACGGTACAAAATATTTATTAAATGCAAGTCCTTTAGAAGTAGGAGGTAGTGTAACGGCAACAGGATTAATTGCAACTACCGCAGACCCTTCAATAATAGTAAATCAAACTACTCAAACAAATAATTCGGGTTTTAAGTTTCAAACAAATGGTAGTGAAATAGCAAAAATAACGGCACAAGGTCAAAATGGTAATATGAATTTTAATATTGGGCCAAGTGTAGGATGGGGCGGTTATATGACATTTCAAACCGATACTACCGAAAGAATGCGTATTACAAGTGGAGGCAATGTAGCTATAGGAACAAGTAGTCCTGCTTCAAGATTAACAATTCAAGCACCTGCATCTACTAATCCTGATACGGGTGGTTTATCTTTTAAATTATCTAATAATACTACTTATTTAACAATAGGGGTAAATGGTACAAGTGGTGATGGTTCTATATTAGCAGGTGCGGGTGGAGGAATTACATTCCATACTAATTCTGATATGGCTACTACAAATGAAAGAATGCGTATTACAAGTACAGGCAATGTAGAGATAGCATCAGGTTCAATAAAGACAGGAACAACATCCTATGGTAGAGGTGCAATTAAACTAGGCATAAGAAACGCAGGAACTGCCGTAGGTTTAGGTGGATATATGGCAATAGAAATAGACGGAACAACTTATTTTATAAACTTATTTACAACAACTCCTTAAATATGAAACAAATAGAACCTATCCAAACTTGGGTAAATGGGAAATCGGCAACTGCAACAATATTAAATCTACGACCTAATGGTGGTAATTTATTTGTAAATGCAAATTTATACTATTCGTTATTAGATGAAAATCAAATAGTATGTGCGTATGGAAATATTGATATGACAGGTGCAGATTATCAAGCGTGGGGAAACAATGATGAATATGCTTATACTTGGGCAGCATCTAAAGACCAACTTAACCTTACAATCATAGGGGATTATGTTCCACCTGTTCCTGAAGAAGCACCAACAAATAGTATTTAATCATATATTTGTAAAAAATCAATCAAATGAAATATCAACAACTCAACACCCTAGTCGCATCAATTAATGCGGTTAT